CGTCCGTGATGATCTCATCGCTGCGGTGTCCTCAGAGACAGCCAGTTCAATTAAGTCTGTCTACTATGACAGGGATGCCTTTTACCTGCTAACCCTGCCAGCAACTAGGGTCACTTACTGCTTTGATATGCGGGGCACTCTTCAGGACGGCTCTGCCCGTGTCACCATATGGGATGCTCTTGATCCAAAGGCCTTGTTTGTCAATCAAGCTAAAGAGTTGCTACTGGGTAAGCCTGGGTATATTGGTAAGTATTTTGGACACTTAGATAATGCCTCTACCTACCGGCTACAGTACTACACCAACTACTTTGACTTTGGTAGTCCAACTGCCTTAAAAGTCCTTAAAAAGATAGGATTTGTGGTTATTGGCGGCTCTGGTGATGCCGTAGCCATCAAATGGGGCTTTGATTACAAAGAAAGTTACAGTAGTGAAACAAAAACACTTGACACGGGAACAGTTTACGAGTATAATATCGGGGAATACAATATTGCTGAGTTCTCTAGCGGTATTGTCCTAGACCAGTTTCAGGTCAATGCAGGCGGCACCGGGGCTGTTTTACAGTTAGGCCTAGAAGCAGAATTAAATGGTGATCCTCTTTCTATTCAGAAAATCGATGTCTATGTCGCACAAGGGAAAACAGTATGAGCAATTACACGAAAGCAACTAACTTTGCAGTTAAAGACGGCTATAGCACCGGCAATCCAGCAAAGATTATTAAAGGTACTGAGATTGATGCTGAATACACCGCTATTGCCTCTGCTATATCATCCAAGGCAGATAGCAACAGCCCTACACTGACAGGGACTCCGTTAGCGCCCACAGCCTCTGCTGGCACTAGCACTACACAAATTGCTTCTACAGCGTTTGTTGCCGCAGCAGTAGCGGGGGCTATACCTAGTGGTGGCATCATTATCTGGTCTGGCTCTGCTGCAGCTATTCCTACTGGTTGGGTACTGTGTAACGGTTCTAACTCTACACCAGATTTAAGAGATAAGTTTGTTGTTGGTGCTGGCTCTACCTATGCAGTAGGCGATACTGGTGGTTCTGCTAACGCTATTGTTGTTAGTCACGACCATACCTTTAGTGGCACAACTGCTAGTAACGGAGCACACCAGCATTATGTTTCTGGTGGAACTTATGCTGGAGCAAAATTAGGAACACTTGAAGCAAATCCAAGCGGCACGTTAAAAGTAGGCGATGCATTAGGCGGGAATCAAAACCAATACCAGTTGCAAGCAACAAGTTCTGGTGCAACACAAGGGCTTACAAGTTCAGCTAGTGCACATGACCATACATACTCTGGCACAACTGCCTCTTCAGGCTCGTCCGCTACAGGCGCTAACCTGCCACCGTACTATGCTCTTTGCTACATTATGAAGACTTGATGAATAAAGAACAAGTAAAAGAATACCTAACTAAGTCTAAAGATACCAGAATACGATTAGATAACTTAGTTGAAAATGAACATGGTTTTATGTCTTGGACTGAGCATGACGATGCTTTAGTTGCTCTGCAAGTTTATGGTGATGGGCATTACTGGAATGTTTATCTTAATGAACTAGCAAAGCAATTAGGCTACAAGAAGATAATCATGGGCACTAAGCGTAACTATAAAGCATTTGAGAAGAAATTTGGATTTAAACTAACTGGTTATATTTTAGAAAAAGAGGTAATCTGAATGAGTGACATAGTATCAGCCGTTATAGGCGGTAATGCACAGAAGAAGGCCGCTGAAAGCCAAGCATCAGCAGCTAGGTATGCAGCCAATCAGCAATTAGAAGCTGCACGATTAGCAGCAGAAGAGGCTCGATTCAGGCCTGTAGGCATCTCTACCAGATTTGGACAATCACAGTTCGAGTTTGATGAGCAGGGACGCTTAAAAGGCGCTGGTTATACTGCATCGCCAGAGGTGCAAGCACTTCAACAAAGGCTATCTGCCCTCTATGGAGACAGTTTAGGTCTTGCTGAACGTGCTGTAGCGCCTGCTGAGACACTGTTTGGTCTAGGTCAACAGTATCTAGCACAGTCTCCAGAGCAGGCTCGTAACCAATATCTGCAAGAGCAGTATGCAATGCTTGACCCTATCCGTCAGCGTGAAGAGCAACGCTTAGGCGCTTCTGTGTTTAGTCGTGGTCGTGCAGGCCTTAATATTGGTGATGTAGGCCAGCCTGAGTTGGCTGCATTGGCTAATGCAAGGCGTACACAAGACCTGCAATTGGCTGCTGGAGCAGAACAGGCTGCAAGGGACCGTATTAACTTTGGTACTGGTTTATTTGGTGAAGCTGGTAAACTACAGACAGCGGCACTGTCGCCGTTCCAGACTCAGTTTGGCTTATCTCAGTTGCTTGAAGAGACTGCACAGAAACCTCTGGACATCGGTGCTCAGTTGGGCGGTAGAACAGCCACTGCTGGCGCTAGTGCTGGAGAATCCCTTCTGCGTGGTGGTATGGCAGCAGCACAGACCAGACTTGGTGGACAGCAACAGTTGATTGGATCTAAGCAGTTAGCAGGTCAGAACTTAATGGACAGTTTCTTTAAGAATCTTGGTTTTGGTCAGCAACAAGCACCTGCACCACAGTCTACTGCTACTCCTGGGTTTAACCCAATGGGAGATATTTCACAGGGAATTAGTTATTATGGTGATTACAGCGGCGATGGGCCAATACCTTTCTAAAGGAAATACAAATGGCAGAGCAAACATTATTTGGTTCTTATAATCCTCAGTTGATACAGCAGGCTATTGAGGCTGAGAGGGAACGTAACTTACTAGAACAGGCTAAGTTAACCCCACAGCAGATTTCAATGCTTGGTGCTGCTAGGTCTGGGCAGCGATTAGGTAGTGCCTTGGGTGGCGTTGTTGGTAACTTATTTGGCAACACACCAGTGCAAGACCCACGGCTACAGCAGGCTCAGTTGGGACAGCAGGCCTACCAAGAAGCCTTAGATGCTTCAGGTGGCGATGCCTCTTCACCAGCATTCTTTAAGAAGTTATCTTCTTCGGCTGCTAAGTTGGGTATAACTACCTTGGCTCAACAGGCGGCTCAACAGGCTGCTAAGTTGGAATCTGAACAGGCTTTAGGTGTTCAAAGGATTGCTTCGGCACAAGCATCATTAGCTACAGCGGCTAAGGAAAGAGCGCCAGAGGCACCGTTGACCATTGCTGATCGTACTCGTTTAGGTGAATTAGTAAGGCAATTTGGTACTGAAGAAGGCGCTAGACGGTTTAGAGCAGAGCGTGATGAGGCAGAATTAAAAAAGAGCAAAGCCGGTGGAACTAATATTGATTTAGGAAGTGCTTTTGACAAGGCCTTTGCTGCACAGGATGCAAAAGGACAGGCAGAGGCGTGGACACAGGCTGGTCAAGCATATAACTCTGCAAAACCGCTACTTCGTCAAATTGCTGAAGTAGAGAGGATTGTTCCTAATGCGTTCACTGGAAAGTTTGCAGAAGGTAAATTAGGTTTATCAAAGGCTTTAGGGGCTTTTGGAATTCCAATTGGATCTAGTGCTCCAGATTCTGAATACATCAATGCTATTTCGTCTAAACTTGTTCAGCAAATTGCAAAAGCATTTCCTGGATCTTTGGCAGTTAAAGAACTTGACCAATTGGTAAAAAGTAAGCCAAATTTAAACCAAGAAGCAGGAACAATACTAAAACTTTTAGGTGATATAAGAGACGAAATTACTTCTCAGACTTTAACCTATGAAAAGTTAGCAGCTCTGCCACAAAAAGACAGGTATTCTACTAACGCTAATATTGTTCAATCACAATTTGGAGATAGAATTGCACGATTGAGATCAATTCAAAGAAAAGCAGCAAATGGAACAGCAACCAAAGAAGAAGCACAAGAAGGTATTGCAATTCAAAAAGAACTGGGGCTTTAACAATGGCGATTGATCTTGAAGAGTATATTCGTAATTTAGAACGTGCTGGAGGACAAACTATTGGGCCAGGTCCTGGCGCTGCTCAAGCAGCACGGCAGCAAGAACAACGTGGCGGTAGATTTGTTTCTGACGTAGCCGCTTCAATTTCACCGCCTATATTTCCAGATATTAGGCCGGTTGAGGATCAGACAGGTCTTCCTGCGGCGCTGGCCCTTGTTGGAGGTGTTGCGCCGTTTGTGGCCCCAGAAGCACGTTTAATACGGCCTATTGCTCAATTAGGAAAGCCGGGAACAACGGCAAGAGCTTTGTTACCTTCTTTGGCTGGGTCAAGTGCTGGGTCAGCATTAGGAACTTTTAGCGAAGCGGGTCTTACAGGTAAAAATGTATTTACAACGGACTTTGGAAAACAACTAATTGGAAACTTAGTTGAAAACGCTGCTTGGGATCTAGGTGGAAACCTTTCAGTGATAGTGGGCGGAAAAGCATTAAAAGTTGGAAAAGAACAGTTAAGCAAGTTTGGCGGTGGAGACGCTGCTACAACAGATCCAAGATTAGCGGCTCAAAGGTTCTTTTCAGAAAAAGGCGCTACTCTAACAAGGGGGCAGCTTACTGGGGACACAACAACCCAGATAATTGAAAACATCATTAAAGGCGGTCCTTCTGGAACAGCGGCATTTGCAAAGCAAACAGAAGGTGTTAAGACTGCTTTGACGCAAGGTGTTCAAGATGTTAAAAACACTTTACAGACATCGGATAGTTTTAAACAAGCATTGGCAACCGAGCAGCCACTAACTTTAGCGGCAGGGGAAAACTTTCAAGGTTTAATAACAACAGCAAGAGACGCTTTTAAAGATAAATACCGTCCTTTTTATCAGTCTTTGACACAAAACAATGGTGTTTATGTTGATCTCCGTGGTGTAAAAAAGTTAGCGCAACAAGAATATGATCAGTTAAAAAAGTCAAAGTTTAAGGGCGCTGCTGGAGAACGCAAAGCAGTTCTTGACGATGTTCTTGCACAAGATGACTTTGTTGAGTTTGGCGTTGCTCACGATTTGCGTAGTAACTTTTCTGGTTCTGCTAATGACCTAGTCCAACCAGGAAAAGGGACAACTACAAAAGGCGCTGCTTATTCAAAGTATTCTTCTAATTTTGAGAAAGCAATGGATGACGCTGTTCAACTTGCGGCTGATACACCACAGCGTAGGGCAGCGTTAGAAAAACGAAAAATGCAGTATGTTCCTGTAGCGCCTGGGCAAAGAACGACTGTATCAACAGGACCAGAACAGTTTAATCCTTTTGTTGTTGAGACACCGTTATCAAAAGATACAATTACTGAATACAATCGTGTTAAAGGATTATACAAAGAAGGTCAGAATTCGTTGTTTAATGAAACAATTGTTACAGCAATGCAACAGTCTCCGTCTAAAGTAGGTTCTTATTTAGCTGATTTAACAGAAGCTGAGAAGTTTACTGACCTTTATAAGGCTCTTTCTGCTGTAGATATATACGTTGGGCAGGCTGGAAAAGAATCTGCGGGGGCTTTGGGTAATTTAAAATACTCTTTCTTGGAAACAAATTTATCTACTCCAGAGAAGATTTTAAAGTTTAATCAGAATTTAAACGATAATCCAGACCTAAAAAAAGCATTTTACAAACTGTATAGGAACGAAGCGCCAAAGATTCAAGAAATACTAAACGCTGCTGACATTGGACTAACGAGGGAAACAGCAGGGGCTTCTTACTTGCGTACTAGAGGGGCTAGTGTTGCCTTTACTGGCGCTGCTGGAACAATGGGCTATCTGGCATTACCAGAGGATGTTCAAAACAGAATAGGTGAAAACTTACCGCAATCGCTTGCAACTGCGGGTGCTATTATCCTTACTCCACGTTTATTGGCTAAGGCTTCTACCAATAAAGAAGCAATGGATGCTTTGGCAGGCTTGGCTAAGGCTTCTAAACAGCCTAAGATTGCTGGAGCAACGGCTGCAAAAATAGTAGACCAATTAAATAAGTCTGGGATTATCGATTCTGAATACATCACAGAAATAGATAATTTGTTTAATAAACCACAACAGCAGGAACAGACACCTACGACTAGTAGCATTGATCTTGAAAGATACATTCAAGAACTAGGGCAGTAACTATGAGCGAACCAGTCACTCAAGTTGCCAAGGCGGCTGTCGCTGGCATCAAAGAGGCTTTGGCTGTTGGCAAGGAACTGGAATCAGTCACTAAGGACATCCAAGAACTTGGCAAGTCTGAGGTGCAGGCCAGAGCCGCCTTCCGCAAGAAGCAGTTAAATAGGCCAAAGGATACCTCCGTCTTTTCTGCCGTTGAAGAATGGCGTGGAGTCTATGAAATTAAGAAGATAGAAGAAGAACTCAAGCATGACATCATCGAGAAGCACGGCCCTGCTGCCTGGGCTGAGATAGAAGTCATTAAAGAACGCATACTAAAAGATAATAAGAACCTGACTGATGAGTACGGCAGAGA